GTCATAAGTCAGTTTGCCGTCTTTGAAAAAGTTAAGGTCAATAGCGCATCGCTTTAGGTGGATGCTGTTCATTGTCTTACTGCGGCCGGTCTTTACGTAGATTTGTTGCTGCTCGACCGTGCGCGCAAGTTCGCCGCCAGTGACCACGAAGCCTTGCTCGGTTGCATAGGCTACCAACTTGCCGACATCCAGCAGAAACGCCGCTTGCTCCGCGACTAGGCTCATTTGATGGCCTCCTTTAACTGCTCGGCCTTGTCCTTCGACCCTTGAGACGACCCGAAGTAGTAGGACATGATCTGAGTTGCAACGGCAGACAGCACGCCGAGAATGTAGATAAGGATATCTTTTCTGCTCGGCTCAACAGGGCTAGTGTCAAACATCACGAATCCAAACAATAAGAAAGTCAGAAACACCACGCCGAGAGCAAGGATTGGCGTCACGATCTTGTTAATCAGCGGCGCATCCTTGCTGGTCGCAATCGCCACTTCACGCTGCCGCGCGTCGTTGGTTGACTTTATGTCAAGTTCGTAGGCTGCTAGGTCTAATTTGTTTTCCTCAAGTTTCAACCGCAGCAGTTCTTCCTCGTGCTCCATCGTGGCAATCTGAACCCTCGCCAAGTCCTCCGGCGACATATCGGGTTTGAGTTCGACGCCTAACTTTTGCTCTACGAAGTCTTTGCCTTTTGCCATCACGGCATTAGCGACAAGACCAAGACCGTTTTTTAGCAGAGGCGCAATGAGCGCAGCGATCATGGGAGGCATTACTGCTTGCCCTTTAACTTTTCGCGGATGGTCAGCGCGTGCGAAACCACCGCAAACAATCCAACGACAATGGCAATAATGCCAGCAATAAACGTGATGATTTCGTTTGCACTTGAGAGCCAACTTGTGCCCGCTGCTGCAATTGATACCCCCGCGGCAATGTCCGCGCCTCTGCTTGTGTTGGTCATGGTGGTGTTCCGCCTCCCCCGGTTCGCGTAATCGTTACCGGCACGTCCGCCGTTGCGGTTAGCGGGGTGCCACCTGTCGAATCTGTCACGGTGCAGCGATAAATGCCCGAAACAAACTCATCCTCGTTAAGCGTGGCGCTGAATGTCGTTGTCGCCGCGCTTGGGCTTGTGATGGTGAAACTGTCACCGGATACAAAAGCCCAGGAATAGGTATAGGGAGTCGTGCCACCGGAGGCCGTCACGGTGGTGGATACCGTCGTCAGTGTGGCATCTGATCCGGTCTTGCTGAGTGTTGTCGGCGAGGCGCTCGCGGTCATTGCCACGCGCGTGATCTCCACCGAAACGACCGCCGTTTTCGTTGCTGCTACTGCATCGGTCACGGTGCAAGTAAAGACGGCGCTATAGGTCGAACCGCTGGCAAGACTTGAACCTGTAAACGTGGTGGTTGCAGCCGTCGATGATGTCGCTGTGATAGACGTAGAGCCGCTGGTGCGAACCCATGAGTAGGTATAGGGCGCAGTACCACCCGCAGCCGTGACCGTCACAGAGGCCGTCACAATGGTTGCTCCGGTGTCTGTCTTGCTGACAGACGACGGGGCCACGGTGGCTGTTAGTGAGCCGGGGATAGAGTCGGCCGCAGCGGCCACGCCATTGGTCGCCGGTTCGGTACCAGAGGTGTTTCCCGCATCCGTCCGCACGCGCACCCAGTAATACCGGGTCGTGGTGTCGTTCTTCGGAATGAATACCGACGTTGCCACGCCCGACCAGATGCGCGTAGCCGAGGCAAACGGAGTAACCGAGGTGTACTCGTAAACCTCATAGACCGATCCGGTAGGCAGCACAGGCGGTGCCGTCCACGAAAGGTTGAAGCCGCTTGCTAGGTTCTTAGAGGTGAGGCCGGAGGGCGCAGCCGGGACGTAAGTCGATGGCACTGGAGTGCTGACAGACGTTGGGGTTTCGTAATCCCCCACGACTGGATCGCTCCAGTCGCTAGAATCTTCCTCGCGCACGACCAACTCGACGAATCCAGCCGGGTTGAACTGCCACGACTCGCAGCGGACGTACTTGTTAGTCCAGCCGAGTTCAGCAATCGTGATCTGCCCGACATCAAACGGGCGGATTTTATATGCCGACATTCCAGCGCGGATCGTCGCCACAGTGCCATTGCGGCTGCGGCGCGAAAGCAAGATGGCGTGCCGCTGCGCTTCGTACTCGTTGGTGCAGGCTGCGAAGTCAACATCCAGCCATGCCTGCTCGCCGTCGGCTGTTACGTATGACGTATTGATAACCGGCTGGAATTCCATTTCTTGCCAGTTCTTGCTTGCGTTGACGAACTTACCGCGCACCGAGTTATAACGCTCGTTGTATGCAAACGCCGTCGTCACGCTCAGTCCGTTGTCCACCAAGTCTGACTCATCAAGCGTGAAGGATGGCGATTGCCACGCGCCAGCAAACATCCGCCACAGCCCGCCAGAGTAGTAACACACGCCCGACATTGCATCGGCAAGTTTGCTGATGTTGTCCTCGAAGCGATCCGTCGCACTCAAGATAACATTGCACGTATACCGTTTCTGCGTAGCCGGGCCGGGGATGTTCACGAGTTCGTCGCAGATATCCGCAGCGTCAGCGACCAGCACCCAGTCTATGCGGTCGGTATCTTCGCCAAGCCCGAGCCGTGTGGAAATCAGATAATCGGCAAGGCAGAGCGCAGGGTTAGACGAATAGGCAAACGTGGACGGGTCATCGAGACGCTGCGAGCCAACGCCGCCCGGCTGCGTGGAGTCCAGCCGCGGGTCATAGACTCGCTTTCCTTCCACGAGCGCGGTCACTTCCGGCTTGCCTGTCTTGTATACCGTCTCGTCGAATTGGTACGTCAACGCGAGATAGCCGACCTCGCGGCCACGATGGCCCGAAGTCCACTCGGTGAATGCCGTGTTGAGTTTATAGTCTGCGGTCTGATCGTTCGTGCCACGATAAGCGCGCACCCATGCTTTACCGTTCCAGGCTCCGCTTGTAACCTTTCCATCGTCATCCGATCCGGTGATCGCCGTAATCGTTCCAATGGCTGTGCGGTTGAAATATATCTGGCCGATGCTGTTGAGTTCGTGACCAGAGAGCGCAAGGGCTTGATGGAGGAATTCGTTATTCGTGCCCGATACCAGCGGCGGAATGACGTTCATCCCAGAGACAAGCATCTCGCCGTAAATGATTCGGCGTGTTTCAATAGTCCCAGCATACTCGACATCTTGCCGGGCAGAGGGCATACGAACTTTAGGCGTAAGCGCCTTACTGATTGCGGTTGTTGCAGCAATCGTAAGCACCGTTTTCGTGATCGCATAGATGACTGGGTAATTTGTTGCAAAGTACGCAACTGCTAGAACTGCTTGAGGCATTACCAGACCCCCATAACCGAAGCCTTCGGCAATGTCACCGGGCCATCGTGCCCAAGCGCAGCAACCGCGCGCCCTGTGCAGATGCCGAGCATCTCGCGCCCCGCGTTCTCTATCAGCACAACATCGCCGCGCATTGGCCGAGTGCGCCGCATCTCGCCGAGGTACTCGCAGACCGCAGGGCCGATGCCGCCTTGCGCTTCAATGTACGCCAGCGCACTGTCCTCGTCGTGATAGCGCGCGGCGAGTGCTTCGGCGTGGTGCGTGTCGTGCATCGCATCGTAAACGCGCGCGGCAAAAAGGCAGCAGTCGTCCACGCCCCACGCAAACTCGCGGCCCTCGTGCGCCTCAATGGTTTCCCACATTTTCTCAAGCCAATCTGCGCGTTTCATTTTTTCGCCGGTTGTCCGCCAGTGCCACGGCCGCTGCCGTCGGTGCCTGGGAGTCCGCCGCCGTAGGCTGCGTCACGATTACCCCACTGAGACACAAAGCCGGGGATTGCATAGGTGAGATCGAAAAACTGATCGCCGGGAAAGATCACCTGTTGATCTTCGTCCGTGTACCGACCGATGCGCGGTTCGCGCCGCAGGCGGTATTCGCACGTCAACTTGATCTCTGCCACATTCTTGGCAATGTTGAGCGACATTTGATTCATGCGCCCTTCCCAGACCACCTCCGGCGTGTCTACGAATGTGCGGTCTGTCTCATTCAAGAATCCCAAGTAAATGACAACCGGGCGATTCTGGTAGTTCTCGGTCATCGTGGTTGACACTAGAGACGCATCAACACCGGAAAGCGTTAGGGTTATAGCGCGTGCGATAACCTCAATGCTTTCGTCAACAATGTCTATTCCGCCAAACTGACCGATGCCGTAGAAGGTTTCGGCTGCGGCCTCAAGTGAAATGTTCTCGGGGACTTCCGTTTGCAGATTGTCGCCGTCTTCCATGCGAAGCAGCCCGGCAAAGGTGATCTCACCTACGCCGTCGTGGACGCGGACGATGCCGGAGCCGAAGTCCAGTTCTGCAAGTACGACCATGCAGACCGATGCTTTTTCGGCCTCTGCGGCATTGTCGCCGCTAACTATTCTGCTCACGCAATGTCCTCGACTAGTGACATCTCAACGTCGCTGATGATGCCGGGGCGGGTCGCCCACGAGACCCGCTCGTCGGCAAGCATAAACCGCCCCATCGGGTTGCGGAAAACCACCGGAGCATTGTCGGCCGGTGAGGTTCGCAGCGTTGGCTCAAACATCAGATAGCCTTGCCCAGAGCCGTTCGAGTTAAGGTCGGCCGTCAGCCGCTTCAGTTCGCCGCCGATTTCGACCCAATCGCCCGCCAGCGCCAAGCCGTTGGTCGAGGCAGGCAGCCCGTCGATGTTCAGCCCACCGCCCACTTGACTAGCGCCGTTGACTAACCCGCAGCGGGCGACCGAGGCGTAGGTCAGAAACTGGAAGTCGTTGGCCGCGCGTCCCGATAGGTAGTCGTAAAACGAAACGTGGGACGATGTGCCGGACGCCGTGAAGGTTTCGACGTACTTGCCCGCCGCAGTCCGCAGCGTGCCCGAGAGCAGCCCAGATGCGCCCTGCGACGTGCCAGCCATAGCCGCTGCGCGGACGTTCCCCTTGCCAGCGCCGAGCACGAAGCGCACGGCATACGGGGCGGAGGTTACGGTGGTAAGTGCGGACTGGTAGGCGTAGCGGTCAGCGACCACGCCCGTGCGGGTGAGCCGCAGACCAAAGTGCGAATCCGCAGACAGTGCTAACTCGGCATCGCTTGACGCCCAGCCGGTCGTACTTGTCACTGCTGCATTGTTGGTCAGCAGTTCGGCATTAGCGAACGATCCCGCAAACGCCCCAGCCGGATCGGCGAGGTGCAGACGGTTGGCCCGACCGCGCAGCGCGGCAATGAGCGACAGCCGCCGACGCTTGACGGCAGAGGGCGCGCGGAAGATCAGCCGACACGACCAGCGATTGCCGGGCCGTGAGTACGTCCGCGTGGAGCCGGACAGGGCTGAGGAAAAGACCGCCGTGTTGTCGATCAGCGACCACTCGACATCCGAGGCGACAAGATCGGGAGGCAATACGTAGTCGGTCATCGTCCCACCCCATAGCGCCGGTCGAGTTCTTCAAAGATGCGGCGGTTGTTTTCTTGCAGGATGCCCGGCAGCGCAGATTGAAGATCAGCCGTCGCGCCTCGTGCGTCGATATTGTACACCGGAGCGACCGTCATCCCGCCGCCCATCATGGCGTTGTTCGGGACAATGCCACCCGATGAGCCAGGCACAAACAACTCGGGGCCACGCTCGCCGACGATGTATGGGGTATTTTTAGATACCGGGCCACCAGACGCGCGGCCTGTGATGGCTTTGGCAAAGGACGCCATAAAGCCCGTGCCGCCTGCGAAACTTCCGAAGATAGCGCCGAGGATTTGCTGCGCTGCAAGTTCGGCCAACATTCGCCGGGTTAAGTCTAGGAAACTAGACAGCATCCCCTTTAGGCCACCCTTGAACGGGTCAAAAAGAAACTCAGCAAAGGCAGACTGAATATTCTGCGCGGCAGACTGTGCGAAGTTCGCCATGATCTGATCGGCCGCGTTCATCTCATCAAGAATGTTTTGCAC